TGTTACTTTTGGTAACACTTTCCGTTACTAATGGTAACACTTTTCCTCTTTTTTATCTACTTTGTGTAGTGTGTCGTGATTAGATAAGTGTGTGTCGTCAACAGATAAGCATCATTGTGTAATGTCAATACAATAGACACCTCACTAACAGAGGATAATACAATGATTGATTTGAACTGGATACAAAAAACACTTGGCAAACACAAAATGTCATTTGTTGAGGATATAACCAACAATGGTGGAGTGCTAGACATAATGTTGACTGAAGGTTACAGAGTAGCAAATTATGATGAAACTTTAATTGTCATTGATTACTCTGATGGATCAATGAATAAGACAGCAATTAAAGAGGAATTGAACTGGCGGTTTAGCCAGATTGAGAGCTACTTATTGTAACTATTTAACAACTAGGAGTAACAACATGGACAACCTTACTTACAACCAAAAAATCAGAAAAGCTGGAATCAATATTATTCGAACCAACACAAGGCTCCTCGACCGTAAGTTAGTTTTTATGGAATACAAAGGCAAACGCATTAGGCGCCCAATGCAGCCAAGCGAAGCCGTTGAATTGATAAAAGAAGAGTTTGGCCTTGAAATATAACTAAAGTGTATAGCTATAATTTAACAACTGGGAGTAACAAACAATGAAAATTAGAATTGATTATACACTTGATGTAGACCCTAAAGTCATTAAACAGTTAATGCAACAAACGTTGTTAGCTGATAGCGATGAACCCATTAGGGATTTTGTAAGGTCGCACGTAATTAGTGGCGGTGTTAGCGTTATGTCTGAGGCTTTATATAACGCGGGTTTACCAGATGCCGTTGACGTTATCAAGACAAACATTTAACAACAAGCAGAGGATAATACAATGAAAAAGCCAACGCAACATGAGTTCTGCGCTCTGACAACTGACAGTATCGAGTCATTAGAAAACGAATTATCCGCTATCGTAAGCCGCATCGAGCAGCGCAAAGATAATTTAGTCTCAAAGGCAGGCTTTTGCGCCAATAGCACTATAGAAGGTTTGTGTGACGGGTCTATCAGCGTGACGACCGATGAAGAGCGTGACCGGATTCATGAAATCAAACAAGAGTTAATGTCACGCACAGGCGAGATAATGGAAAATGCCAGAGCGCGTAATTTAGCAAGACGCGCGGCGAAGAAGGCATTACGTCAAGCAAGCAGAGGATAAATAACAATGACTACTCAACAGCTTTTCAACCAGTTAGATCAAGACAGTTTTAACGTGGGCACTACAATGTTGGAAATTGGTGGATATAAGGTTAGACAGCGAACCCAATGGAATTTTGGCAGTAGTGGAAAGGGGACTACTACTCGATGGGAAGTAGACGGTAAGCGTATTTCCAAGGCGAGCCTCGCTGAGTTATTAAACGTAACTTTTTAACAACACAAACAGAGGATAATACAATGAATAACGCATTAAAGATCAAAAAAGCAAAAGAGGCCAAAGCAGAGGCGCGTAGAGAGTTTATCACAGAGTTTATATGCTGGACTATCTTACTACCACTGGCAGGCATGACACTGGCCCTATTCATGGCGATAGCCACTATCATACTACTGTAAGGGGAATACAATGGTTGAAGCTAAACCCAATCTCAACAACAAAAAAGACATGAAACAATTTAATACCGTAAGAGAGGCCGTTGACTACTTAAATGAGATAACAGGCTTTGCAATGGACGCAGAGAGCTGGCGACTAATCGGAAAACTGCGACTAATACTATAAAATTAAGGGGCTATCACAGCCCCTTTTTTTAACCCTGCTCCGTTTTAATTAATCTTTTTAAATACCATTCAGCCTTTTGCAGAGACTCAACACCGCCTTTCTCTTTATAACGCCATAGGTACTTCATGCAACAAGCCTTACAGTGTGCCGCGAACTCTGCCCGAGTCATACTAGCTTCAATCGCGTCGATGCATTCAACCTTCCCTTGATAATGCGATGGATTGTTAACATTGCAATTCCCTGCCATTTCATTTTTAATTAACGCCATTTTACCTCCTAATCTTTTGCCTCTGTGGATATATCGCTAAGGTACTTAGCATCAATATCAAACAATAATTTTAGAACTCTACTAGCGGCATCGTTAGCAACTGCATAGCTATTTATACCCTCAGAATAATTGTCTCGTTCTAACTCTGCATCCTCAATCGCATCCAAACACATGTTTGCTATACGGCAATGCCAACTGTGAGCATAACTCCCTTTTTTACTAGGGTTACCATCGAGCTCCATTGCTTGTGCTATCACAATTGCTTTTCGTACTGTTTTATCGTCCATCTTTACTACCTCCTAACCTTTTGCCTCTGTGGATGTATCAATATTTTTTAACAAAAACCTCAACCAGAACCCAATAAGCCACCCACAATAAATTGAACAAGAGCAACAATTTTGTAAAAGTTGAAAATGCAGGAATCACACTAGGCCAAAACAAAATCAACACAATGGTTCCAACAAAACATAAGCCCGAAACTATCATTCCAACAAAACATAAGCCCGAAACTATCATGAATATAAAATTAACCCAATCTTTCATCTTCTTACCTCCTAATTGATTACTGTATTTATTGTTCCAGCCGCATTCGATTATAAAATTCTTCTTCTTCCTTAAAATGGTTTTCGGCCATACAACAATGTCCGTTGACAAGTTCAGCATATTTCCAATTTTCTTCTATCAGAGAGTTTAAGCCTACTTCTGACATAGCCATGACTGAACCATTTTCATATGTAGGAGCGCCGCACATGCCACACCTATATCTATTTGCCATCTTCCTACCTCCTAATCTTTTGTCTCTGTGTAAACGTCTCCGTCAGCAACATTAACCATCGTTTCCACTTGAATGTGGCTCGCGGAAAACACTTCTGCTAATGCTTTTAATCCTTTCGCATTCTCAATCAAACCTTCAGCAATGCTCGACATTGTTCCCACCACGCTTTTATCAAATTTTACGCCAGTAAATGTGCAGTTATGAAATTCAGCCGCATTTTTTTCATTATTTTCATTTGTCATTTTTAAATCTCCTAATTAATATTTATTTTAAACCTACTATCGGTAGTGTGAATACCTATATCCACTAAATTTTAAACATTATGCCTCCCACTTAAAATGTTTATTTCGGCCTTCTTGAAAACCGTAATTCCAAGCCATGAAAGCCTGTGTTTCATTTTTACAATAAGGGTTGGTTAGCTCTGTTCGGTTTTGTAGCCCATGACCATACCCCTGTTCATAAGCAACACAGATAGCCAGTGTTTCATCATCAATCATGGTGTCTTTTTCCATCTTTACTCTCTCCTAATCAATATTTATTTTGAATCTACTGTCGGTACTGTCAACACCTATATCCACTAACTTTTAAACACTACTACTTCCTAATATGGTGTTACCGTTGATCGCTCAACCTCGCCATGATCAACGTGATATGTGATTGAATGTGCCGCCCTTTTAGACACAAATCCACCTCTAGCCGCGTAAGCATCTCTAGCCGCGAGCGTTGGGTGTCTCTCCGTGATAGCCCCCCCGCCCTCTGAAATATGCGCCTCAGAGTGATGGTAATGCCCTGTGTGAATGTAACAATACTCTGTATCACCCCACATTGACCTGTAACGCGGCTCACTGGCGAATAACTGGGGTAACTGTGCGTTCTTCTTTTTGTGACCATGATGGAAGCCTAACATGATCTTACCATGTTGGTGTGCATAATAAGGGAACTCAGTATCGTCAACCTCTAGCCTATCATTATTTCTATAAATCTGCTTGGCCGCTTTTCTGAGCCATGCGCTACCGTACTCGTCGTGGTTTCCCTCGCACACAATGATCTTTACCTTTGAAAACTTGGTCAACATCAACTCAACACAACCCATCATAATGATCATAGATAGTTCAATCATCTTAGAACTTCGGCTATCCGCGTCTAAAAGGTGTCCACTAGCAGGCGTAACTGCCTTTAACGAATCAAAGTGCAAGAAGTCACCCTGTAAGTTTAATATGCCTACCTCAGAGGCAGGCGAATTAGCAACCAACTGATTAACCGCTTTGAAGGCTGTACTCTCAGCAATTTTAACGTCCCAATCACCGCCAGTTTCAGCCTCCCAAGCATACATTCCCAAATGATAGTCAGTTAGTGTAATTAGCGTACACAAGTCCTCATTAGCCACGCTAGGCGGCTCAATTACAGGCGCAGGTAGCCACTTATAATTCTCTATGGCGTTTAGCATAGTCTCAATAGCTAATTTTTTGTCTGGCGATTGCTTCACCCACTGTAAGCCCACACTACCGTCAGCCTTGTATGCCGTACTGACACCAGTTACCCCAAACCCACTAGCCGTTTTATGTATCAAGTCAGACTCAGGCTCATAACCGCCTGTAGCAGACTTATTTCTCGCGCAGGTAATCGCTTGTGTAATCGCAGTTTTTGACTTACCGAGCGCATCAGCCGCTTTGCGGTGGCTACCATGCTCTATCACCGCCTCAACAGCCTCAATTTGCTTATCAGTCAGACGACTATAAACCTCTCGCAAATAAATCAAGTTATCCATCACTCTCTCCTGTTGGTGGTTCGGGAAGTGGCATCCAGTGAGTAATAAGTTCAATTTCTACGCAAGAAGGTCCACAAATCATAGGTTCAAAAAAACCGTACTTTTTAGAATAACCCATGCAATCCACAGCCCCACACGCACAAACCAATACCCAATCAAATTTTGGATCTGGAAGTTTTTCTTTAACACTTATCCACTTCATCACTCTCTCCTAATAGCTCAGGGTTTTCGTATATGTTACCTATCACTTCTAAATCTCCTACACTACCAAAATATATAAATGTATCTTCTTGGTCATGAAGGAACCAATGTATATCAATAACTTTCAAATACCCCTTAATTGGAGCACCGCGTTTCTTTCCAGTAACGATATCACCCTCATAAATTTCAACGTCTTTTTTATCTTTCATGCCGCTGTATTGCCTTCGGGCTACTAGGCTGTATTTATTAATCGCCTCAATCTGCTCGTCAGTCAGACGACGATAAACCTTTCGCAAATAAATCAAGTTATCCATGAAGCGCTTGTTCTTATCTCTTTCGGCGTTGCCCTTCTCAATTTCGTCAAGCGTGTAGCGTAGGTCTATCAGTTGACCTGTTTCGTTGTGTTGGTAAATGTAACTAAATTTAATTTCCCGCATCACTCTCTCCTTTAATTAGTAGCCCGTTGTCGCCACAGGTGGGCTAGTCCTGCTCACTAGGGAAAAGGAACCCTTGGCTAAAACGGAATATCGTCGTCAAAATTATCTTGCTGTGGCGCTTGTGGTGCTTGTTGTGGTGCTTGTTGATCTTGATCAGTGTAGAACACCTTTACATTACCCAGTATAGGCGTTTGCAATCCCTGATCTCGTTCTTTTTTGTCTAGCGACTGGGAGATAAAACCATGATCGCCATACTCGTTTGTTTCATCGGTATTGATAAAGGTAGTCAAGTCCAAGTATGTACCTTTCTGGCCTGCGTACAACCTTTTTTTGTCGATCTTTGTTACATCAATTTTTACGCTTAATCCAATTCTCATTTAATCTTCTCCATCGTTGTTAAAATAATATCTACAGACTTGTCAATCTCAACCTGTAGCTTTGCTAAAAATTCATCGTCCCGCATAACAGGAATCAACAAGGGTTTTACTTTGGGGTGATAGGCAAACAAATCCCAAGACTGTGCGCCAGTTATCAACATACACCCCTGAACCTGCTGAAAATAAGCGATTTTAAAAGTATCGGGGTTTAAGTGATACTTGACCATCGTACTTGCTTTAGGGCATTTAATCTCTAACCCTGAAACTATTTTTTCATTCTGATAAATAACACCGTCAGGACTGCAACCATACTCGCCAGAATCATGCAAAATAAAACCATGCTCGGTGACATCAACATCATGGATAAACTCATAGGCTTTCCGCGCCTCTGGCTCTAGCTCGTTGCCGCGTTCCATATGCTCATTGGTGTAAAAAGAGTCTGACTCGCCAGTTAGCCGCTCACCAATTAACTCATGTACATAACCCACAGATTGCTTTGACGGTTCACCCTTTGTCGTCACTAGCTTTTTAAAGTTACTAGCAGAGGGCTTGCCAAGCCGAGATGCAAGCCATTCATCTGAACCCTGTTCGTGGTTTAAAATAATCATTTTTTAGCCTCCAAAGCCTTTACAACTCGCTCATAATCATTGGCTAAAATATCTTTAATATCACCCACCTTGAACCAACTCAAAAACTTAAACCGATCTGACTTCGTTTCATCAAGTAACTTCTCAATGGTTATTATTTGATTATCAGAAATAGTCCTGACTTCGCTTCTATTCTCGTCTCCGCGCAACATTGCCGCCTCCGCATCATCATCTGCAACTGGTATCCCTGCGATGGATTGCAAAGCGTACCGTCTTGCGTACGTTATTGCAGACCCAAATGATTGAGGGTCTTTTTTAACCGTTGGCAACGTGTATTCCATTTCAAGGTATTGACCAGAAACGTGCATTAATCTAGTTGATACGCCAACGCCATGCTCGTTACTAATTGGGAATTGGGTATAACTCAACCCGTTATCGGAAAACGGTTGTTTGATTGCCTTAATAACTGACGTTATATCAGCATATTTTGATTTAAAGAAAGGGTTAGATGAATCCTTAACAACGCCCCCCATTTGTCCCTGAGCATTACATAGTGCTTTAGCTAACTCATTGATTAATTCGCTTGATTTCATTGTTCACTCCTTGCTGTTTCCATCTGTTCAATCATGTATCGGAACGCATAACCCATATCATACGCTTTGGACTCACCCTCTTTATGCGGATAGCCTTTGCTGGCATCATAATCCCCGCGATCAATGTCATTTAAAAACTCTTTATCATCCATTTTCTTTCTCCTTTGAATTTAAATAGTCTAGTAGAGGCTGGACGTTCTTTTCATCAGTAAGGACTGGGTAGCCGTGAACACCGCAAAAAGTCCAGCACTTATCCCAAAGACCTTCCTCATAATTAAAATAAATTTCATATTTAACCTGTTGATCATCTTTCCAATACACCACTTGATCAGGCTCAAGGTTGATCACGGCTTGTAGCACCATGTTGTAACGGCTTTGGTACTGGGCGGCTTTTTCTGCTTGTTCGCGGGTTTTGTAGACGTTGTGGTGTTTTAGCAATTCCTTGTCTAGCTGGTCGCCCCTCCAGTCTGTCACTTGCACAGTTCCGTCACTACCCACAAAATAATACTTGTCGCCTTTCTTCGGCTCCCAAACAATGCTTGTGGGCTGGGGTTCGGGTTCTTTTTTATCGGTGGTTAATTCTTCAAGCCTAGATTTCATCTTGTACATTAGGCATTGTTCTTTCCCATCACCTAAGAAAGCCATGTCTAAAAACTCGTCAGCTTTTTCTAACAATTCTTTATCGTTCATCACTCACCCCCATCAGCGTTTAAAAAAGCATCGCGGATATCTTTCCAAGCCGCAGCCCTAGCCGCAGCCCAAACCGCCCAAGCCGCAGCCTCAGCATCCCAAGCCGCAGCCCTAGCCGCATCCCTAGCCGCATCCTTAGCCGCCCAAGCCGCAGCCCAAGCCGCATCCCAAGCCGCATCAGCCTCAGCCGCATCCCTAGCCGCATCAGCAACTTCTTCCCAATCTTCTGGTGTTGCACTCTGATAATCTCGGTGCAAATCAATGACAGGCTGTACCACGCCATATTTATCATGGGGCAAGGCAACCTCCAACACCCCGATCATGAAGCTGTGATAAAGGGCATCAAAATCCTTAACCGTTTCCATCTTCTCAGCAAACTGAACATGCCAATCTTTAGCGTATTTTTCTGGCAGGCTCTCAAATACTTTTTCTTGAAGTCGATGTGTCCATTCTTTATATCCTGTTGATCTCGCTAATGCTGCAAAATCATAGGGATCATTTCCATAGTCGCGATTGAAACAGCCAACCGAACACGTTTGCCAAGCACCCTGCACCAACATATCTCCAGCTTGATGCCGTTTTGCCATTTCTAAAAAAGATTCTTTAATCACTACTCACCTCCTAGCTGTGCTTTATGATCGTTAATAATTTCATTAAGTGCGCTTTCCAAATACAAATAAATAGCGTTACGGTATTCCGTATGCAATTCACCGCCAACATAGTAACCGTATATGTATGCTATCCACTCTAGGTAGTTGTCGCGGTCAACAAGCGGTGGCAGGATATCGTCGCACCAGTTGAAATCGTTTTCCAAAAACGCGATACAAACTAAATCTTTTTCTGTGTCAGAGTAGTCTATCAGGTCACGATTTTCAAAATCTCTAAACCAAGTAGCGGCTTTTATGACAGCTTTGCGGGCTTCTTTGGTGTAATTCATGTAACTCTCCTTTCAGTGATTTACCGTTTACTATACAGTGTTTACGTTTTGTGTCAACCCCCTATTGCAAATTCATTGCTTAGGGTATATTATGTAATCTCAATTAACGGAGGTGACAAAATGAACATACAAAAATCTTTAACGCATCTTATGAAACAGAGTGGGTACAGAAAAATGAACATACAAAAATCTTTAACGCATTTTATGAAAAAGAGTGGATACACGCAGGCAGACATAAGCAGGCTTGCTATCCTAAACCCTGCTACTGTTTCATTAGTGATTAACGGCCACAGAGACCCTACCTGTAAGACCATAGAAAAGCTGTCTGATTTGTTTGAAGTTAAGGTATCTGAGTTTATAGCGGCAGGTGAGCGTGGATAAGCCGTCTTACTACGCTATTATCCCTGCCAGTGTTAGATATGATGATACTCTCTGCCCCAATGCTAAACTGCTATATGGCGAGATAACCGCTTTATGCAACAAAGAGGGGCGGTGCTGGGCGGGGAACGCCTATTTCGCCAACTTGTACGGAGTCAGCAAGGTATCTATCTCAAAATGGGTGCGCCAGTTGGTTGATGCAGGGTGTATTGAAAGTGAAATACAGCACGCGGAGGGTAGTAAAGAAATCTTAAATAGGTATATAACTTTAGTTAATGGGGGTATTAAAGAAAAGTTAAGTACCCCACAAAGAAAAGTTAATGACCCTATTAAAGAAAAGTTTAAAGATAATAATACAGTTAATAATACAACTAATATTACAGTTAATAATAATGATCATTTTGATGCTTTTTGGTCTGCTTATCCTGTTAAAAAGGGAAAGTTAGCCGCAAGGAAAGCATGGGATAAGTTGAAGTTAAGTGACGATGTTGTTAAATTGATTGCTGAAAACATGAAGGCTAGAATGGATGCGGGGGAATGGGATGATAAACAATACATTCCACACCCTGCTACGTTTTTAAATGGTAGGCGCTGGGAGGATGAAGTGGGACCTAGAAAGCAATCTATCAGGCAAAATTCTATTATGAATGATAGGTCATGGGCTGAAAATACGAGCATTAGAAAAAGAAATATTGAAGATGCGTTAACGGATACATCATGGGTTACGGGAGGATGCGATGGTTAGTAAGAAAAATAATATACAAAAATCTGTATATGTGGGCGAGTGCAATGATAACTTTAAGCATGGGGAAGCGTACAACTACGGTTATATCGAAACTGTAACTGGCATTCCTGCAAAAATATTAGTTTCTAGGTTCAATCGGCACAGAACGCGAAACCACTTAAAGGTTAATGAGTTTTCAGAATCATTGTTATTGCCTGTTGAGGAACGTAAACCGTTTGTTGTAACGTCTGTGTGTGAAACGAGCATGGAAAAACTTTCCGCTTACTGGTTGAGGCAAAAGCTATGCCATTAGGATTTACTGTAAACAGTGATGATAGGCTAGAGCATTTTAAAAAAATGGTTGAGGAATTGTATCAAGAAAAAAAGTACATTCGATTCCACTATTTTTTAACCAAGCCGCGAACCCCTTTACAAAATGATGCTATGTGGGCGTTTTGTGGAGAGATCGCTAACAAGTGTAACGATGCGGGGTACTGGCTAAAAATGACTAGCCCAGTATTGACTAAGGAAGTGGAAATACCTTGGACAAAAGACAACGTAAAAGAAAGAATGTGGAAGCCTGTACAGGACTCGCTGTATCCAAAGGCAAAGAGTTCTACTAACCTTGGCACGGTGGAGCTATCAAAGGTAGCAGAGGTGCTATCAAATTATCTGTGGGAACACCACAAAATATGGGTGCAAATGGGGAAAGACAATGGCAATTAAGCTAGAGGCTTGCGATACATGGTGCAGTAAGGTTGTTAGACAGAAAGCTAATTACACTTGTGAATACTGCGGCAAGCAGGACAGTAGAATGGAGTGCTGTCACATTCACGGACGCAGGGCTAAGTCTGTTAGGTGGAGTTTAGACAACCTTTTGTGTCTGTGTAGCCACCATCATAGGTACTTTACTGAAAACCCTACAGAGTTTACAGAATGGCTAAGGGAAGAATACTTAGGTAAGGGTCACATGGAAATGTTATTAGAAAAGAAAAATATTTTAATGCCGACCAATAAAAAACTTAGGGCAGAGATTGCCAAACATTACAGGTTAGAGCTTCGGAAGATGGAGCAAGACCCTAGCTACGAACCTGTTTCATATAACTAGGAGAAAGTGATGAAGATCCTACATGAATTACTTAAAGACTGTGAGCAACACAACCTGCATGAGCATAAAGAAACCTTGCTAAATATTGTTGAATCAGTGATGTACCTAGATGCTGTACCCAGTAAAGCAAGGGGGCAAGTGGATGATCTATGGGCTGAGGTTAAGATAGAGATAGAAGAATTGCAGACACCACCTACAGAAGAACAAATAGGGTTGCTTCATCCAAATTTTAATGTATAATAGGTTTTGTGTTAACTTCCAGTTACACAATCTCTTAGGACTCGTGCTGTAACACGGTTACTAAGCATTGACTGCGTCAACAGTCAATATTGTTATTTGCATGTATTACTCCCCTGTTTGGCCCCTATTTTTAGGGGCTTTTTTTTGGTACAATACAAACATGAGTCAAAGCCTACTAAAAAGAATTGGCGTATCTGGTTACAACAAACCTAAACGCACTCCTAGCCATCCCACAAAGTCACACGTTGTTGTGGCTAAATCTGGCAACCAAGTCAAGACTATACGCTATGGTCAGCAAGGTGTATCTGGCGCAGGCTCTAATCCAAAGACCGAAAAACAAAAAGCTAGGCGCAAATCATTTAAAGCAAGACACGCAAAGAACATAGCCAAAGGCAAAATGTCTGCGGCATACTGGGCTAATAAGAGTAAATGGTAATGAAAGGTTTATACGCGAACATACATGCTAAGAGAAAGCGAATTAAGGCCGGTTCTGGCGAGGTTATGAGGAAAGCAGGGGCAAAGGGTGCGCCCACAGCAAAAGCCTTTAAACAGTCTAAAAAGACCGCTAAGAGCCTACTTAATAAGGCCAACTAACTGCGGTTGTTTCCCTGTCGTCTACATGAATAAAAGATTTGTGAACACCTATACCCTTAAATCCCATCTCGTAGGCGTGTTTTTGGATGATGTATCTTTGGTTTCCGTGTAACGCTCTAATGTCTGCGGCAATACCTTGGGCGTGAGTTCCCGCTTGGGGCTTTCTTTTTTCAATACTGTGCCGTGGACTGCGATAGCCGCTCGTGATGATAAAGGGAAATCCGCAACGGTGGCGTAATTCGTCCAATCGTGCGAGGAAGTCTGGACACATTTCATTTTCGCCAGTCTCCTGACAGTTAAAATCTTCTAGCTTAAAGTATCTCATTTCTTTTTTGATGCAATCACACCCTCAAACGCACCACCACCAAAATAAAACCCTACGATAGTAAGCATTATCCAGTCTATTTTAAACGCCTGTATAATCTTAGTAACATCGTCCGTAGAGTTTCCAGCAAAATATAAAGTCAACACCATGATGTAACTGGCTACAAACGTCAAAGCAAAGATAATCGCTAGATAGCGTTGTGCAATCTTAAAAGGGGCGTAGGCAGATAATAGGTCAGTCTTGGCCTTGGTGGTGGCCTTGATCTGTTCTTCGTCAGAGGTATGCAAGTCGTCAATTAACTTGAACCCCTTGGCAATCACATCGCCATTGCCTAATATGCTACTGAGAATACCCATTACTTTTCTTTACGCTTCCCTATATAATGGGCCATTGCATTTACGCAAGCCAACGCTAGAGCCACGAAACCCAGAATATTCAATAGCAGTTCCAAAACTTCCAGATTCCTTTGTAAGAATAGCGCATACCATCAGATAGTATGCAGTCCATGTATAGGCGTAAATAGATTCTACGGCAAAGCCTGCTATTGTGGTAATGCCTAAGTACCAAGTAGTGTAAAAAGAACACTGTAAAGCGACTAATACAAGGCACATAACTTGAAGTTTTAAAGCCAATCTATTATGTTCTAATTGTACAGCATTAAGCATTAGACAAATACCTGTACCCTCGGACAGTGCGCTAAGTAAAAAAAAATAATCAGGGTGCAACGTAACGTAATTGCTAATCAATATCGCGCTAACTGTAAAGGTTAAGGCAATCATTTTGTTGCTTTGGCTTCTTTGCGCTAGGCTTAGGGCAACCAATAAGCAACCTAACAGCGGTGTCATTTTTTCACTTTCTTTTTTTTCTTTGGTGGGTAGGTAGGGCTAGGCATAATTTAATCCTTATCAGTTTCGTTAATTCGTTGTCTAATCATTATAACAGAAAGGCAAATACCCGCAACTAGAGAAACAGCCTGTAAGATAGGGTTTAATGTGAGGTCTATCCACCCTGCCAAGTCAAAGCCGTTAGCCGCCGCGCTTGCTACAACGGCGGTTTCTACAGTAGATTTAATCTGCGGATTTTCTGTTAATGTTTTAATCATTTTTCTGCCATTGACTGCGTAGTTTGATACCGAAAGAATATACCGCCCATTCCAAATAGAATACTAGCTAACATGATAGCCTCGGCAGATAAGTTCAGCTGTAAAACGTACACTTGTAGAGCCGCCAAGGTTATCCCAAAGACCTGCCAACGGTTGCTACGACTACGCCAAAATTGTTTTAACTTGTCCATAATAATTCCTTATGGTGTTGGTAAAAATGAGTATTTGTATGCGGAACTAGTAACATTGCCTGTTACCCATAAGCTAGTCCCGTCCCACGCAAGTCCGTAAGGATTTCCCTCTTGGCTTGCTACGTTAAAATTAGTGCCTGTATATACGCCCGCAGAGGTGTATTGATATACATTATCTGACGATGTACCCACTACCCAAAAATGAGTCCCGTCCCATGCAATATCGTGAGGATTTCCCTCTTGACCTGCTACGCTAAAGTTAGTGCCTGTGTATACTCCTGCTGAAGTATATTGATATACCGCATCTGTCTGGCTCTCCACTACCCAAAAATGAGTCCCGTCCCAAGTTAAACCATTAGTAGTAGTGCCTGATAGACTAAAGAACGTGCTTTGATATACCCCTGCTGTGTTGTATTTTTCAGCCCTATTATTTGAGGCCCCAATATTTCTTAAAACCCATAAAAACGTACCGTCAAACGCTATACCTTGCGCTCCACTACCAACGAGAAAAGAAAAATTATCATAAACGCCTGCGGAAGTGTACCTGTATAGTTTGCCAGACGCAGTTCCAACCACCCAAAAATATGTCCCATCCCAAGTTATGCCTCTTGGTGATATATCTTGAGCAGATATGTCAAAGCTGGTGCCGCTGTATTGCCATGACTTAGGCCCACCGCCACGACCTACAGCCTTGCCAATCGAGAATGCGCTTAAGTTAGCGTTAATCATGCTATTAGAGCGTGTATGCCAGTAGCAGTAGTGCCAGTAGATAGCACACGCTTGACCGAACAAATAAGATAAAAGTTATCGGGGACAGCAACCGTCCTAGACACTCCATCTACGTTGTGAAAAGTCACGTTACCCGCGCCCGTAATGTATAGCCCTATACCTACACTAGATAGGTCTGTGCTGTCGTTTGGGGTGACAGGTAGCATATCAGTTACGCTACCGTTTAAATGTCCTCGTTTTCCTTCAAATGGATTGCTCATAAATACCTCAAATAATAATATAATTGTATACTTGATTATTGCCAGTGTTGTGATTCACCGTAAAACTTTCACCCTCTACAACAGAGGTAACAAACGCTTCTAGCCCTGCATAAGCAGACGAATACCGAGGAACCAGAACAATTCTGCTTGCAGAAGTGGCATTATCATTATTAACAACGGTTGACGTTTGATTCACAGCAAGATTAAACGTGCCACCCATAGGGTCATTCCCTATTGTGGTAGAGGTCACATCAATATCGCCACCTGATAAAACTTTGGTAGGTTCTTGCATATTTCCTACAAAACTACACCCAACAAATTGATGCAAGCCACCAGTAGCAAACGCTCCAAAGTTTTGCGACACGACTGTAATTCTAATCTTATCGTTAAAGGTAGCACCTGATGTTAAAGTTATCACGCCACCTACCCCAGCATTAGGCGCAACAGTGTAATCCGTAGTTAAAGTAAGCAAGTTTCCATTTTTAACTACTCTTAGGTCGGCGGTATTAGTAGGGTCAAAGTTATATGCGAACGCTGTTTGAGCCGCAGTAGCATAATAAGTATCTGACAAGCTATCAGGCGCTCCACTAATAACAATTTCATCTCCCGCGTTTTGCGTTCCAGTATTAATTGTTACGTTGCCGCCAGCACTACCCACTCCTGAGACAGTATAATCGGTAGTTAGCGTTAGCGGTGTACCTCTGCGCTCAACCCGAATATTTGACGCGGAATTAACTTTAAAAGTATAAGGGAACACTGTCTGCCCTTGAGTAGCTACAATAGTATTTTTAGCCCTAGTTCTAGTGTCATAAATATTGGTGTTAGTAATCTTGCTACGTCCAGACTCTAAGAATATACCTGCCCTATTTACACTGTCAGACAAAAGGTTATTATTAAATACTTCACAATCAGACACGGTAACATCGGGCAAGTTTAATTGCATTCCTGATCGCAAGTTTTCATAAACTTTACATGATTCTATTCTATGGCCTACGCCAGATTTTAAATAAATTGCAGGGCCATAAGAACCCGTCACTTTACAGCCAATAAGGTGCAACCTTTCGCAGTTTGCTAGGTTTGATATACCGTACCTAAAACTAGCATTGGGTAAATTTTCTCCGTTACCCTTACAGTACAAACCTATAATAGTAACATCGCTAGAGCCAGTAACAGTTAACCCTTCGTAGTTGTTGTCCTCTGACGAGCCTCCCAACAATAAGGTTCTTGATGCGTTTGATGCCTCCCTGTCGTGACCAATATTAATTCCAGTGTATCCAGAATTTCGGGACGTAGGGGCAATAATTTGAGAGTCCTCGCAGTTGACCGTAAGGTTTGATAGCTCGTTACCATCTAAGGTATCGCTAGATGATACAGCCCTAAGCCCTCGCGTGTGACCTATACCGCTTCCCCATTGGTTTCCCGCCGTATAACAGCGTTCCGTCATTGAATCAAGGTTGCCACCAAACACAATGCCGCAACCAATATTATAATTAGCTTTAACATTAATACACTTATTGCGTACTGAGTCTACCGCACTTACGCCATCTGGGTCGCCCTCAAACCAAACCCCTGCGCCCCAGTTTCCGGGCTGGGCTGTTAAAATAAAGTTCTCAATAGTCACATTATTTATAGAGCAATTTACAGATTTATCCAGCTTAATGCCTGCCCTGTAAGCTGTAATAATAGCCCACGCTGACCCTGAGTATTGTTTGAATTGACTAACCGCTGTATCGTAAAACGTATCGCCATCTTGTAATGCAGAGCCATTAGTTCTAGTTGTAGGCTCGGTAGCACTACGGCCTTGATAACCTGCGGCAATATTGTACCCGCCGTCAAGGTAACCATCACCACTAATAATTACATTGCTTACGTTTGCGCCCGTAATTAACGGGGTGTCAGTAACGGTCAAAGATGCCTTTAAAGTACCCTCAATTAATAGCTTAGTATTGTTTGTTACTGTAAGAGTAGTAGCCAAGTAAACAGACTGAGCAGAGAGCAAAACCCACACTCCATTACTACCGTTTATTGCCGCTTGTATAGCCGCTGTGTCGTCGGTAACGCCATCACCAACAGCTCCAAAATCCTCGACCGCAATTACCGCATGAGTCCCACTAGGGGGTAGCATTTTGACCGCCCCGTCTGCACCAAAGCCTAGAGCTTTATTAGCCCTGCTTGAAGCTACTGGCAAAGCCATGTTTACCGTGCCTAGATCGGTCTGCGGTTTTCTAATAGTAGCTAGAATAGACGTAGCCATTTGCTGTAGTGCAATGTAGGATTTATTTACATCGCCGTTTACATCAGCGGCTAAGAAGTCGCCTGAGTTCTGGTAGTTAGTAGTTCGATCAATAGGCATATCAAGATACACTGACAAGGTGTCGCCTGTAGTAGCGCCTACGTTTAACGTGACGTTACCGCCGTAACTACCTATACCGCTAACCGTGTAATCATTGCCAGCGCCTAGTGTTAGCGTTACGCCGTTCTTGACAACCTTTATATCAGTGTCGGATAATGCGGTAAACGTATACGGGAAGACGGTTTGACCGCTTGTAGCCGTATAATCGTTTCTTGTAGTTGCCGCTGTTAATGTCATTTTGTAGCCTCAATAGTTCTGTTGATTATATCATAAATCTTGCGCGGATTCTTCTATCTTGTCAAAACCCATTCTAAACCCTGACAAATTTTGGTACGGTATAAGTCTGCGAATAGCCCGAATGTCTGAGTCTGTCATTTCTTCACCTGACGATACTGCATTAGCGGCTTGTATGGTAGTAGTTAGCAACCCGCCAAATGTTGGCCCAGCTAAATTTTCAGCGATAGACTTATATACTTGTTTAGATGCTGGCGTACTAGTACCCAACATCGGCCTCAATCCTGCCGAGTTGCTAGATATTTTTTCAACAAATGCGTTTACTTCTGATAGCACCCCAATAGCGCCAGACCTGTCGATACCCTCCATTACCCATACGGCAGGGTCGTCGCTTATTTCTCTACCAGATTCTTTTTGCTTTAAGAAATAAGTAAAAGCCCCCATCCCTACAAGCATTGCAAAGCCACCAATAGCGTTGTGGTCTTGTCCTTGCAAGGACGCAATTACCATTCTTTGATTTGTAGAAAGTATAAAAGATTTAAACTGCCCTATTGTTTGCCCCATAGGTCTTGACATAAATAAAGGCTTTTCCTGTCCCGGAACAACGATTACTCTGTCGCTTTCTTTTCTTACAGCCGCGCCCCACATTCTTTCTAGGTCTGGTCTGTCCCAATTCTTTGCGTTAGTAATCCACACGCCATTGGTTTTTTCGCCATATTTTTCGACTTGCTCCCACATATCTTGAGCCGATTGCTTGTTAATTCCTAATCTTTCTAGGCGCTTGTCAAACTTTCCTTTTTGCAAGCTATCAAATACAGAGGTTTGCATGGTTACAGCGTGAAGTTGTTTCATGCCAGCAGTCCATCTATCTAGCAGATTAATTCTACCAAAATTGCGCGAGGCGCTACTAAGGCCCCGCTCAAAGGCGGTATTGCCTTGTGCGTAATCTGCTACGTCTGCAATAATGGCTGACCGACGAGTAAGCGCAACGGAGCCAATACCATACCTTTTGCTTTCTGCCGCTGAAACATTAAATGCCTTTGTGTTTGCTATTAAAGGAAGCAAGCCGTTTTTAAAAGTTTTTACAAATCCTTCGGCCATAAAAACACGCGCAACATCGGGAAAGCTAGTAACAGTTACCCCGCCCAATAAGCGCAAATAGTTTAAATCCCTAGAGGCTCGCATAGTGCGAGTAAAAATATTATCTTCGGTGTAGCCGTAAACACCACGCAAGCGGTCTCTCATTCCAGCAATATTTCTAATATCTTGCTCTCTTTGCTTTTCTAGCTTTTGCTGTTGCTTTGGAGTCAAGGACGCATCATTTTTTTTCTTAGCATACCATGAATTAATGTCTTTTAGTTGGTCAGTCATATTTACATCGCCAAACATTTTTACTAGCTCTACATCGCCAGACACGTTTTGCAAAAATCTTGGGCCTAAAATTTCAATGTCATTTTCTAAAAATTCTTCAACTAATTCGTCTGGTATTTGAAAAACGCGATTTCTTAATGGGCCTCGTAGCGCGGTTCCAGATATACCTTGATTATTGACTCCACCACCTTTTGAGCCAGCCCCTAACTTCCAATCATAAGGCAATCGCCCGTCTGGACTGCCTTGTATTCGTTGCGCTATTTCTTCGGCTAACGCTTCATAATCTTGCCGCTCAAAATCCATGCCTTTCTTAAATTTAGCCTTGTCGATAATTTTTTGCAATTCTGCTTGTTCTTTTCCTGTCGCTTTTCCAACTTGAGCAGAAGCCGCTTTTGCTTTTTCATACAATTTAACGTCTTGACCTTCTAGCCAATCAGACACCTTAATCACAAATTGAGGGAAATTGGTTGAAATTTTATTTTTATTCCACACTCTATTCAAATAATTATTGGCTGTCGAAACGTCAACATCTTCTGGCAATAGCCTTTGTTCAATCATTTCTTTTTTCATGGGGTCGTACAATTCTTTTACCCAAGAATCAGCCGATGCTTTTACTTCGGGTATGTTACTTTTTCCCGTTCTGATTGCTGTAGATACAGCCTCACTAAATTGCTTGCGCGTCATTTTGCCGCCAGCTTTTTTATACTGCGCTAACAGATTAGCGTGTTGCTCTACTGCAATTCCTAGTTTTCCTGCGTGTAAACCTGCTAATTGACCCGCTGACTGAACTGCCTCCCCATCCATTTTAATGACGTTTTCTGCTAACAAATTAGCTGTAATTCTAGTAGCAGGGGCCGCACTTGTGATTGTGCTTGCTACAGGGTCCCAAGGCATTAGCTTTAATAAGCCTTCGGCTAACTTGCCAGATACTTGTTGATCCCCCCTAGCTTTAGCCGCGCCTATGCTCCCGCCGCTTAAAGGCTCGTTAGTTGTCGGGTTGATTCCGTCTGCAATTTTAGGTTCTACGTTCATTGTGTCTTCTACAGCGTCCACAAAAGCCTTGTCTGCTCCCGCCTCCGCTAACTTGCTGGCTGTTGCCCCTAGCACCCCACCAAGTAACATTCCTCCCGAAATATTAATTGCAGACTCGCCATAAGTTCTAGTCAACTGCTGAGTATGTAGCGCCGCTTCTTGAATAGCAGTATCAATACCTACTACAGAACCAGTAACCGCCGCACCACTTAAAATGCTTTTTCCTGCTCGATAAGTATTTAATGCTACGCCACCTACAGACAGCAAAGACAATGGGTCGGCCATCATTACAGGAAGCCCTACTACAAAAGAAGTAGCCCCACCCTTAGCCATAATTTCTCTATCGCGCCGTTCCTTAGCAATCTGTTTTCTAACCGCTTCAATTTCTTGATCGTCGTCAGCAAAAATAGCGGCAGATACGAACTGCTCGTCTAGCTTTTCTGCCTCGGTAAACTGAGCATAAGCATCAAATGTGCTATTGTCTTTAGTATCTGGCAAGCCCACTTCTTGATTGACAAAACTGCCAATTATGTTTTCTTGCCGAAAAAACGCCCCAGCAATTTCGCTAACGCTAGGCTTGCCTTCTGTAGGCAAAGCAGAAGTTACAGCCGACTTATCGCCGTATAATTGTGTTGCGGGAGATTGCGACCAGCCCATTATTTTATTTCCTGTGGTGCGCGAGTGTAAGCAGGATATGCGTCAGTGTATTGATAATCAGTAGCTAACGCATCTTGACCAACTTGTTTAATGCGTTCTTTTTCAGATTTTAACATAGCCTGATATTCGTCTGTTGGATTCCACCGATCAAACACAGCCCCATCTTCTGCAATAAAACTAGGGCGCAACAAAGTTCCATCGCTGGTTAAAATAACCACGGAATAATCTGGCTCACCTTTAGCGGCTAACCTTGATGTTGTATCATCACTCTGCAAAAAGATTCCGCTTTTTTCAAACTGAATTCCTTGCGAGGCATACTCGTCTTTCAAAGCGTTGTAAATATCGTCTTTAATATACTCGACACTGCCGTTAACGGCGTAATATAACTCGGGGGCGTTCCTCATTAGGCCAAAACTAGAATTAGTCCAATTCGCCTTCATGTTAGCCATAGCCTTGTTTTTTGCGCCTTCCTCTGTACTGCCAGCCAAGAAATAAGACTCTACCAACTCTTTGTAGTCCGCAACCATCTGACTACCGCCGATAGAGTTAGCATCAAAGTCTTGAAACCATCCTGTAAACTCGCTTTCAATTTCGTCAGCATATTTGTTTTCAAAAGACTTCTTATTGTCAGCTAGATATTTTTTTCGCGCTTCAACCATTGAGGCATTGGCAGGATCGGTTTGGTCGTTTGCGTTAGCTATTGCCTTTTCTGCGTCCATGTACTCCATGTTAAATGCTACTTGTTCAGCAAAAACCGTTTCTCTAGGAGTAAATGCATTACCCATACCTGCAATTTGCAGAATCCTATCCATAGTATTAGCGGCACTTTTAACCAAAGCCGCATCCCCGCTAACCAAATTATTCCTAAATTCTGTTTTCATGTCGGTAGGAACGTAGCGCGTACCCGCCACTATTTCTGCTTGTACAACTTCTCTTGCCATAGGGTCAGGCGGTAAGTTAGACGACACTGTTTCATAATAATCATCTACTGCGCCTTGCGTTAAAGGCTCTGAGGTAGGATTGCCGTTTATAGCCGCAATAGTATTGTTAATGTTTGTTTGCTTAGTTATGTCAGAAGTAAATTGCGCGTTTACATAATTGCGATATTTTATTAATTCTTCTTCCGTAGAAATTAACCCTTCTTTAAACATAGCATCAATTTCAGCAAAAGCATTCTCAGAAGATATGCCGCCCGTTTTAATGCTTTGAACTAAGTCTGCTTTTCTTAACATTTCTGCGCTAGATAATTGATTTTGCTCGGCAGTATATTGTCTTGCTTCGTCTTGTACTCTAGCTTCTAAGGTTTGAATTAAGGAGTCTTTTTGCGCCGCACTCAAATCAGCAATTTCACCCGAAGACTTTAAGGCATCTACAAAACCTTGCGCTTGCTGTAATCTTTCAGCAGTTGGCAAATCCTCACTTAACAATGTTCTGTCTAACTCGCCTAGTTTAGACTGTATAGCAATAGTGTCTTTTAAGGTTTCAATTTTTTTAACTACTGACTCGGCGTTCAAAACCCCTGCATCTACGCCGCTTTGCAAGTCTGCCGCGTAGGATAATAGCGCCTTGTCGCCGCTGTCAAAATTTCCGTTTCTATACAAATTAGATATTGTATCTTCTTCGGCCATAGCGCCTGCAAGCAGATTAGCCGCTATTTGGTTGTCGGATTTTTTCTTGGCCGCAGAATTTATCTGCCGCACTACATCAGCATTAGCTTGATTGTAATACTCTGATACAATAAAGCGCGTTTCTTCGTCAACATTGCCAAGCAAGCCTTTTATAGATTCGTTGGCAACCTGCTGGTATTTATCCAAATTATCGGGGTGCAATTCTTGAGCCTTTTGGAGCGCGTCTTTTACATCAACATTTAAAGACTTTTGATAGGCGGCTTGCGCCACTTGATTATATTGTGCGCTTCCAAACTCCAATACACCCCGCTTTTCTACAGGACGACCTTCCTCAATGGCCTCTCTAGCCTCTCTAAGAGCTTCTGCGGGCGCTTCTGATTCAGCCTTAGCTTTGCCTACCCCTACAGCTAAACCCCTTACACCGTCAGCTATGCCCGCTAAAGCCTTCATGCGATTACCCACAGTAGGGTCTACACCCGTAGGTGTAAGCAAGCCATATCGTTTTATTGGTTTAATAGCCATTAGGTTTTTTCCGATTTGTACGTTTGATAAGTTTGCAAGCCGCCCTCTAACAAAGTAGAAGCCGCGTTTAAGTTAGCCGCACTTCTTGCCATTTTACCCTGCCGCCTTAACTGGCCTTGTTTTAGCCTTTCGCTTAATCCTATCATGCCTTCACTTGCGCTAATAGCTTTGGCACTTTCTAGGGCTATACTAGCGGGAGTACCCTCAGTTGCTATGCCACTAGCCGCTAATGCCGCATTGTTAGCCGCTAACTGTGCGTTTAACTGTTCTCGGCGCTGTAGCTCCCGCCCTTGTGCCGCTATTCTTTCCTCCTCGGCTTGACGGTCGAGTTCTTCTTGTTGCGCTTTACCCGCTTCGATTGCGCCATACGCGCTAACTGCCGTAGAAGTTGCCGCTAAAGCTGTAGCCGCGTACTTAGCTAATATTGTAAAAATCACGATGATTCTACCTCGAATTGAATTGCTTGCAAGTGAAAAGGGGCCGCATCTGGCACAGTAATTCTAGGTGCTACGTTAATGCCCCACCCGTTTCCACCGTTGTTATTTTCTATAATACCACTTTTAACCTTAAATGGCGTACCCAATGGGCTATCAGAAGAATCGCCAAAGTTTCTGACAGGTACAGGGTTTCCGTCAATATAAATGCCGCCGCTTTGATACACTCGTAAATTCATGTTAGT